ATGCAGGTTCATATTTAATCCCAAGTTCTGAATTAGACACCTTTTATAGACTATACTATGATAGTATCTTTGTTCAAAAACGCAAGGAGTATTTAACGGAAAGACAATTAGATATTGGTGGTCCGATGGCAGTTGATTTTGATTTCAGATATACTCACGATACGAGTGTAAGACAGCATACAGTTGAACATATTTGTGATATGGTATGTGAATATTCGGAACAACTTAAGGAATGCTATTTAATAGAACCCGAAAAACCATTTGATGTGTTTATTTTTGAAAAACCAAACGTAAATAGGTTAGCGGATAATTCATTAACAAAAGATGGAATACATATGATAATTGGAATGCAAATCGACCACTGTATGCAAACCATAATTCGTGACAAAATGATTGAACAATTATCTAATGTTTGGCAGGATTTACCTCTTATTAATACTTGGGATTCGGTTTTGGATGAAGGTATTAGTAAAGGTAAAACCAATTGGCAATTGTTCGGCTCGAGAAAACCCGGAAATGAAGCATATGAATTGACCCATCATTATATAATGACAATCGACTCTGCTGACGGACAATTTAAAATGGATGAGACCGATGTAAGTAAATTCGACTTGAAGAACAATTTTGAAAAATTGTCTGTTCAGTCTACCAAAAACCCCAAATTTGAATTAAATCCAAAAATTATTGATGAATATAACAAAAGAGTTGGAAATAAAAGCCCTAAGATGAAAAAGGCGTCGAGTAAGATAAAAATGAATTTGATTATAGACAATGATGACGAATGTGATGGCGATAATTATATTTCTTTGAGTGACATTAGTGACAAGGAAACATTAGAACGAGCAGTAAATCTAATGTTAAATAGTTTGAGTCAAAATGAGTATGAGTTAAAAGAAACGCACGAATTTACTCAAGCTTTGCCAGAGAAATATTATAACCCTGGTTCACATTTGTTAAATCGTCAGGTTGCGTTTGCTTTGAAACATACAGACGACCGTCTCTTCTTATCGTGGGTTCAATTGAGAAGCAAGGCATCAGATTTTGATTATAATAGTATTTTAGATTTACATAATACTTGGAAGAAGTTTACACGATCAAACCAATCTGGAGGTACAGTTACGCGCAAATCAATAATGTATTGGCTTAGAAAAGATAATTCTGTGGAATATGAAAAAATTAAACAAACCACCGCAGAATATTTCTTGGAAAAAGCATATGAAACAGCAACAGAATATGATTTGGCAATGGTGTTAAAACAGATGTATAAAGATAGATATGTCTGTGTTAGTTACGATAAAAAAGGTATTTGGTATCAATTTAGAAATCATAGATGGGTGACAGACAAAGGATTAAGTTTGCGTTCAAAAATTTCCGAAGAATTATATATTCTGTTAGCTTCGAAGGTAGAACGTTTACAGAAGGAAATGTTTGAATACAGTGAAGACGATGAGAGAAAGGCATTCCTTCAAAAGAAAATAAAAATAATTATAGATTTAAGTATAAAGTTAAAACGAACAAATGATAAAAATAATATAATGCGAGAAGCCGCAGAAATATTTTACGACGACGAGTTTATCCGAAGTATGGACACAAATAAATATTTAATGTGTTTCAATAACGGCGTAGTTGATTTTACTAATAAAGAATTCAGAGAAGGATATCCCGAAGATTATATTACTAAGTCGACAAAGATTAATTACATTCCTTATGATATGTCTAGCACAGAATTTAAAGCCACTGCCGAAGAGATAGAAATATTTATGAGTAAGTTATTTCCAGTTCCAGATTTAAACCGTTATATGCACGACCATTTAGCATCGTGTTTAATTGGTGCGAATAAAAATCAAACATTCAATATTTATCACGGAAGTGGAAGTAATGGTAAATCGATTCTTGCTGATTTAATGTCAGTAACATTAGGCGAGTATAAAGGGACAGTTCCTATTACACTTGTTACTGATGTGAGAGGTAAGATTGGAGGAACATCTGACGAAGTTCTTAAGTTAAAGGGCGTAAGATACGCAGTAATGCAAGAGCCTTCGAAGGGTGTTAAATTAAATGATGGTATAATGAAAGAGCTTACAGGAGGCGACCCACTTCAGGCAAGAGGGTTATATTCTGAGTCGGAAATTTTCGAACCACAGTTTAATTTGGTTGTTTGTACAAACAGTTTGTTTGATATTGAAACTGCTGATGATGGAACCTGGAGAAGAATTAGAAAATGTGATTTTATGTCAAAGTTTATTGATGAAGGTGAAACACATACAGACGACACTCCATATGTGTATCTAAAGGATAAAGGTCTAAAGGATAAATTATCCTCATTAGCTCCTGTATTTGCTAGTATGTTAGTAAATAGAGCCTACGAAACTGAAGGTATTGTTGAAAATTGTTCGACGGTTGAAAATGCTTCTAACAAATATAGAAAGGGACAAGACCATATTGCAGGATTTATTAGTGAGATGATCGTTCAAGTTGATAACCCAAATAAATATGTAAACAAGACTGGATTGAATTCTGCCTTCAAGAAATGGTTCGAAGAAACTCAGGGCTCTAGAAAAGTTCCAAAAGCAGAAGAATTACACGATAGTATGAACAAGAAATTTGGTAAGTGTAAACCGAAGGGTTGGTATGGTGTTCAGTTTTACGAACCTGAAGAAGACGATAATGTATTTGATGAACTATAAAATGTTAATAGCTAACTGTATTTGTATGTAAAAATATATATTTTTTATATATATATTTCTACTTTTAATCGCGCGATGGTATATTGTAGTTTTACCTGTATACATTTTTTGGTAACAAACTATATATAGTGTATATTAAGTATATTATGTAGCCTAAAATCCAAGACGATATAAATGGAAGCGCAACTAGAGCAATAAGAACTAATATTTTTATCTTGAAACTACTCGGGGATGGATACAAGAAAAAAAATGCGACATAACAAGCAACGCATATAATGTAAATACCAAGAAGAATGTAATAATAATAATGCTTCAACCCATCTATTCTCTGGTCTTCATAAAATGTTTTACGTTCATTTGTTAAAACATCATTCGTCTCGTTTTTAAGCTCAAATAATAGTTCGCGGTTTTCCTTCTTATATGTTCTAAATAAATCAAATATATTCTTAAAATTTATAAGCAGACCATCATATGAGTCTATTTGAATGTTAATAACCTTCTCCTCGTCTTTAAACTTTGTCGAAAATTCATTTGATATATTTTCTGCCTGTTGTTGAAGATCCTCTTTGCGCATTTCGTCATATGCTGGCTGTCCATCAGCAAAAGTAATGTAATTTTTTTGTGCGGTATAAACTTGAGATGGCGCTGAGGCTAAATTTGTCTGTGAATTAACATATTTTTGCTTAAGCTCTTCTGATTTGCGCATTTGTTGACAATCTGAATTACACAAAACAGCATCTGAAGCTTGACTAATTAATTCATTAAATTTACTTATACTATCTGGAGAGCTCATTACTATATTATATATCTATAAGAATTTAAGAGATTGCTAGTTTTTATTTTCACTTATTTATAAAACTTTTTGATTGAGTTGCCTTAAAATTCTCTCTTAAGTCGACATCATGTTTATATTTATTTGGTTGAGTTTTAGTTAATGCATTGACAACAAACGATTCTTTACTAGCTTGTTCATCAGGAGGAGACATAACAACTGATGATGTTCCTATACATTGATTTAATTTGTCATCCCAATTCTGTCCATCTGAACAGCAATTTTGACCTATACATGTTCCCAGGTCAGGTGATGCCCAAGGGTCATTCTGGTCTCCTGTTGAAGTAGACGATGGTGCCGATTTGGGGTCGAACCCAAAGTTATATTCCTGATAGTTCATGTTGTCTCTCATTATAATTGAACTAAAACGTCTCCATAAAAAGACTGAACCTATTACAGAAACAATAACGAGTAGAATATAATAAATCTTCTCTGGTAAAATGCCTTTGTTATTTAAAATAGCTAAAATAATTACAGGCACAAGAGTAAAGATTATTATTTTCATAAGCTCAGAATGTTCCGCATATTTTTCTCCATAATAGTCATTAATTTCAACTAGGCGAATCTTGTTAAGTTTTTCATTTTCTAACACTTCAAGACGTTTTTTAGATTGGTTTAGCTCATCTTCTATGATACCGATTGCCGCGGTTTGTTGTTGTAAAGTTCCTATAGAAGAAGATAGCGCACCATGGAAAAAGTTATTAACTCCGCTTAATGTTTGGTATAAATTTATACGCATATCTGATATTCGATTCATTTTTCCGACTATTTGTTCTTGTTCCTGAGATGTAAGTGTGTTTGCGTTTGCCTCTAAACTGTTCAACAACGTTTTTTCCATTTCCTGTAAACTTTGAATATCATTAAGGATTTGCTCATTGTTCTGCGCGACATTAGGTTCAGACATAATTATATAAGATATAAGAAGATAATTATATTCACGGTTAACATATTTTTATTTATTCATAACATTCATAGAAACAATAACAGAACCTACTGCTAGGATACTCCAAAATAGGTAGTCATAATTTTTTTGTAACACAACAATATCACTATCACTTAAAATATTCTCAATATTTGTAGTGAAACCCTTAATTTTATTATCGGTGTGTTTAAGTTCATTTAAATATTCTTTAACGCCCTTCATATTTGCGTTGACTTGCGTTTCTGCTTCAAATGTCCCATTACCAAATTCTCCTGTCAAATTGTTAAGTTGTGCGGTTAATTGGTCTAATTGTGTTTGTAATTGAGAAAGTTGTTGTTGTTGTGATGAAGTCGCATTGGCTAAACCATAACTATTACCAATTTCACCGCCCGACACATAGTTATTATAACGTATAGAATCAACGTTGCCTGTAATTTTTGGCACTCCTATTGGAGTAGTTAGAGGTATTTTACCTCTTATGTACAAATCAACATCTGGATTTGCGGTTCTTGGTGTATTTGGATACATATTTGAAGTTTTTGGATAACAGGTGCTATTTGAAAAAGCAAAACCAGCGCACTCTTTATTTTTATTACACACATCTTCACACGAAGTTACGTTTGTATTTCCTTGAATTGCCGCTTGAATATCACTACCAACACTATCAGTTCCAGGAATTTTTGTATATGCGTTTGAATATTGTTTATTACTAGAAGGATATGAATGTAACTCTGAATCTTGATCAATATATGCCAATTTGGACATTACCGCAGGAAAACCAGTATTTCCAATATTGTATACCGCATTTGTTCCAGTGTTACCACCAGTATTTCCATCAGACATTTTTGCGCAATTTACTTCCATAGTAAATGTATATAACACTAGATTTCCGTCAGCTTGCATAATTAAAGCCATATTCCCATTTGTTGAA